TGCCGGGCTGGTGACAGTCGTAGCCGTGACCGTCCCGCTGAACGTGGGGCTCGCAGTCAGAGCCACCGTGCCAGTCGTATTGGGCAGCGTCAGTGTGGTGTCAGTCGCCGCAGCGCCAGACGAGAGAGTGACAGAACCGCCAGCAGTTCCTCTGATTGATACAGGCATCTTAAACCACCGTCCAAGTTGAGCCCGTGGGCACAGTTACTGAGATTCCAGAGTTGACCGTCACCGGGCCGAACGTCCCGGCGTTTTTCCCAACGGGGATAGTATAGTTCGCCGTGATGGTTATGTCATTAAGATAGAACGCCTGATTGACGCCGCCACCTGTGGGAACCGTGGAATTTGCCGGAAGATAACAGTTCGTCCCATCTGAAACCACAGTCGAGACGTTTCCGTTAACCACCGTGGCGCTGGAACCACCCCCGCCAGAGGCTATGATGACGCTATACCCACCAGTTGTCAGGTTTTTGACCGCCCATTGACCGCCAACCCCAGCCGGAATCGTGTAGGTCACATCCGCCGCAATCGAGCCAGTCACATTAAGGATCAGCTTCTGGTACTGCGCAGTCGTAAGCGTGACACTACCAGAAGTCGCGTTCAGGCTGGTTGTGCCGCCAAAAGCAGCGTCAATAATGGTCATGTCCCCGTTGACGGGGATGTTCCATGTGTTGACGTAATCGCCGTTAGCAGGCAGCTCAAGGTTCTTATTCGTGCTGAAAGTGCTGGTCATGTTCAGCCCTCAAGATTCTGGTTGGCGATCTCTAGCGCCCGCGCCACGTGATTATCGTGGGTGCTGAGAAGGCTCTCGGTCTGATTGTTGATGTTCTTCCTGGCGCGGTCAACCATGGTCACCAGCTTGTCTGAGACGCGACCGCCAGAGGCGCGCTGTGGGCGAAATTGCTCCATCAGCTCCTCATTTTGAGTGCGCTGCAATGGGCCTTGAGCAACACGGCGGATGATATCCGCTGTCGGAGCAGCCGCCTCAAGGGCTTGAACTGGCGCGGATCCAGCTATCTCACCAGCAACCTTTGCGCCTTTGCCAACCACCTCTGGAGTCAAAAGGCGCTGACCGGCAATTCCTAGCGCAGCAATGGCTGTGTGCCCAGGAACCCCAGTAAAGAAAGAGGATCCAAAATTGGCAAGCTGCACCGGGGTAAGTGAGTTGACCCAATTGTACGGCTTACCGGCTGCTTCATGGATAGCCGCGCCAGCAATCTTGTAGGGTATTGTCTTGTCATGCTCAGCAAGCTGGAGAATGAACTTATTCTTAGTCATGTCATTCTGGCTTTTGATCAGCTTGATCATCTCAGCATTGGCATTGACGCCCTCTTTGGTGCCAAGAGTCTTCTTGATTGAATTCAACCGATCTAAGAAAGTTTGGTACTGCTCCATCAACTCAGCATATTTGCCGGGCGCAGCACTGTTAATTGCAGATTTAACACCAGCATTGATGTTGTGGATTGCAGAGCCAGCCATTCCTGGCGTTTGCTCAGCCTTTTCATACAAGGTGCGCTTTAACTGATCAAAAGACTTTAAGCTCTTTAGCGGGGAACCCGGAGGGGCCTGCTCGCGCTTAAGCACCATCTGCTCGATGCTATCGACCATATTGTGAGCCTTGGCGCTGGGGCCAAATGCCGTTTCCCTTGGGCCAATTGTATCTCTAGCCTTGGCAATAGCAGCATGCACCTCATCAAAAGGCACATCTTGCTTCATGGCAAGAATGCCCTCTTTGCTCTTCGCCCATTCCTTGGTTTCAAAGTCCCGCAACTTGGTCACGGCCTTTGACATATCCTGAGAAAGCCTGACGGGATCGCCTTGGCCAGTCGCGTACATATTGAATGAATCTTTGATTGCGGGGTCCGATGTTTTCCCCGCCCGATATGCATTTTCTAGTGCAACTGGGGACACGCCAGAAGCCTCAGACGCTGTCTTTTTGACAAGCGGCGAGACAATTTTTTCTCCAGCAATTTTGCCCGCTGCCATGGTTGTGGAAAGCGGATCCATAAGGGTCGCAGTTGTGCCAGCGGCTTTGCTGAGACCGGACAACGCTTTACCAGCAGTGGTGGCTGTTCCAGCCAACTGTGCGCCTTTAGCTAATCCAGCAGCCCCGCCAGTGACGGGGATAGCGGCAGTGGATAGCACACTGAACGGGTCTGTCGCCAACGCTTTTTTGAAACCAGCTACAGAGGTAAACGGCTCCATCATCGCATTGATGATGCCTTCAGTTTCTGCCTTTTGGGTCGGATCCTGCTTTTCCCCAAATGCGCCACGCACCTTAGAGGCAATGCCTTGGCCAGCCTGCTTCAAAGCCTGTCCAGTTTCCTCATAATTGATCACAGCTTCCGGGATAGCTTTAAGGGCTCGCCCGAAGCTGGGGATCGCTTCCTTGGCGGCGCTAGAAGCAACCTCTGACCAAGGCATCGCAGCATAGTCTTTTTCATACGCTGTGGGTTCTGTGCCGGGAAGACGGTATCCTTGAGGCAAAGCCTCATACCCAGCACCCTCTTGTTGCTCCTGGGAGACACGAGATTCCTTAATACGGCGATCTATGCTGTATCCTTCGGGGAGCTTTTCAAATTCCGGCATATCACTTCTTCCCCATCAGGATGTTAGTAATGCCAGTCCCATATTTTGCGTCAATTTGTTTGCGCATTTGTGTTGGCCCATATCTGCGCAGATCTTCGATGACAGTTGGGTCAACAGCAGAAATGACGGCCTTTTGCGCATAAAGCTCAGGCGGGTTAAGCTTTTCAAAAGCCTCTTTAGCACCGCTAAGATGCTTGAACTGAGCCATGTAAGAATCATAGAATTTAGCCTTATCTTCATCATATTTAGCAGACTCGCGAATGCCTGCTGCAAGAAGCTTAAAGCCCTCTTTGCTGTTCTCAATTGTCGGGTTAGCCGACACAGATTGAGCAACGATAAAGCCCGGCTCTCTCGAACCAATTGAGTTGGCGAGAGCCGCGCCAAGACGGAAGCTACCCTTCTTGATCTGCTCTTGAGCCGCAGCGCTGTTGGGGTCAAATATTGGCTTACCCCCGAGAATAGAAGACGCCGTGTTAAACGCAAGGCCAAGCCTCAACCGGGCTTCAGCGCCTGGCCCGCTAGTGTCAAACAGGGTTTTTTGTGAAAGCTTATCAAAGCTGTTCATCATTTGCTCAAGTTCTATGCGCTGCTTGCCAGCAGCCTCCGCCTTGGCGGCTTGAGACTCTAGAACCTTCGCGCCATCCTCCAAAAACTTCTTTGCGCTATCTGGATCCATTTGGATGTCCATATGGGTCTTAGGCTCAAACCCAGCAGGCACAGAAGTCACAGGCGTCCAGTCAACGGCATTTTTAGGAGGCGGTGCAAGCTTTGTAATGTCAGATTCAGTTTTACCAGCAATCGAAGGTTGTGGAGGCGCGCCTTCAGTTGTTGCAGGAGCAGCTTGCGTTGGAATCTGCTGGTAATTTTTCTCAAATCCCGTTCCCTTAATAGGATTGAGATCTTTATCCGTAACAAAGAAGTAGTTGTTGTTGGCCTTGTCGAAGACCATCCACCCACGATTGGGGATCCAACGACGCTCGTAGATGCCAGCCTTGATTGCTTGCGTCTGCATCTCAGTGCGCGGGACTTCAGACTCGGTAAGCTTCGTTTCAGCGGCTCGTTTGGCAAGCTCAGACGCTTGCTTTTGCTGAGCCTGGTAAGCGCCGACGCCGCCCATGATGCCTTCGCCAAGAGCCTGGCCAAGATTGGGCTTGTTAGAAGCCAGCATGGAGCCCAAGAAGCCCAGAGCGGGGACGACAAACCCCTCAGAAGTGACAATGTCACCAAAGCCCTTCTTCTCGCCCGCGCCAGAGGGCGTAGCGCCAACATCCGCAGGGGGCTTCAAGCCGGGCTGTTTTCCGCTGGGCGCAAGATCTTGCCCGCTATAGTAGCGATCAAACATCGAGAGATATTTTGGATTTGTCGTTCCAAGAACGTCCGCAACATTTCCAGCTTTTTCAATTGGTTTGCCAGTAAACCACATTGAAGCCGCTTGGCGCGGGTCATCATATTGATTCATATAAAGACCGACGCGATGACGAGCGGTGTCTTTTTGAGCCTTAGCATCAAGCCTAAATTCCTCTGGCGTCATGCGACGGCCAAGGGCCTCCTCTGTCCAAGATGGGATATTTGCCCCCATAATTTGATAAAGACCATAAGGGCGGTCACCCTTACGAGATGCCGGGCCAACAATGTCAGATCTGCCACCAGACTCAATTCTCTCAAGAGCCGAAAGAGTTCTATCAATCCGATCATCAGCAGGCTGCTCAATGGGGGTTTCAGTTGCTTGCCCAGAAACCGAACCAGCGGTTTGATATCCACGGCGCGGGACAAGACCGCCCTCATTGAACGGGAGAAAACTGCCAAGGAAGCTTCCAGCCATCCCACCAATCGGGCCACCAATAGCGGTTCCAAGCATGGACCCCGCAGTCTTTCCAAGGCCAAGCCCTGATTTCCCACCGCCCCCGCCAGGAGCACTAGCAGGTTTCAACATCTCATGCTTTTGAGATCCAGCCTTGAGTACGCCCTCCATAGGATCCTTGCCGCCCATCACATCGCTGGGATCATGCGGGATCGACTCTTCGCCTTGGCTGTCCTCACCTCCGCCATCAGCATATGCATGGCGCGGGACAAGACCGCCATACGCAAACTTATCCTTCAAAAAGTCGCTTGCTTCACCAAAAATGCTCTTGCCGGAAGTGCTACCACCCCCGCCAATGAGACCGGCGGATTTGTCAGCGGCAGATCCAAGAAGTGCTTCTTTTCCGCCTCTATAGATACCGGCAATGTCCTTGCCAGTCTGCATAGCGCTAGACATACCAGAAGGCTGCTGCCTAGGTGCTGCGCCAGCGGTAATAAGCTTGGGAGTTGCCATAGATGTGGGGATGTTTAGCCCGCCCATTGCGCCCGGATTGCCGCTGCCCATGGGCTGCGCACCGCCATAGACGCCAAGAGCCTGTTTATTGGCCGCTACGATCTGCGACCAATCATCATTGCCAACAAGACCACCGCCAACGTAGCCGCCACGCTCAAAGCCTTCGCCAGCCATGTCTGAGGTGACCGCGCCGCCCATGGAGCTGTCATCATACCCATCAGGTATCAAGCCGCCGCCCATATCCTTATGGGAGCGCTCTGCGTCTTCGGTGGCCTTCTTATAGTCAACGGTTTTGTAGCCGCCCATGACGCCAACGGCTTCGGGATGACTTTTCTCGACATCCTGCGCCATCAGGCCGATCTGGGTGCGGTCATCGCCCTTGTACTTGTAGCTGTAGATGGGCTGGCCATCATGAGTCTCGCCGATCTCTTTAACGTCCTTCTTAAGGCGTTTGTCGGAGAAGAACCCACCAGGCTGCTGCGTCGTCGTCGTCGAGCCAGACAGCGCTCCGGTGCCCATGGCAATGTTTGCCAAGAACTGAGCAACTTGGAACGGATAGCCACGCTCCTGAAGAAACTGCTGATACTGAGCCGTATCCTGCGCCTGCTGTGTCTGTTGCTGGATCTGGCCAGCAGCCATCTGAGCTTGTGAACCTTGCAACGCCGCCTGCTGCGCGCCAGTGCCAAGACCCGCAAGTTGCTGCGCCGTGCCAGCGCCCATCGTGTAGCCCTGTTGACCAAGCGCGGCAAGCTGCTGGGCTGTCTGAGCGCCTTGAGCATACTGTTGTTGGCCGAGACCCTGAACAGCCTGACCAACACCAAGGGCTTGCCCGTAGAGACCTTGACCGAGACCCTGCATCTGTTGGGCAGCACCGAGACGTTGAGCATAACCTTGTTGGCCAAGTCCAGCCAATTGCTGTGCAGCCCCAAGCTTCTGGCCATAACCTTGTTGGCCAAGTCCAGCCAATTGCTGTGCAGCCCCAAGCTTCTGGCCATAACCTTGTTGGCCAAGTCCAGCCAATTGCTGCGCGGCCCCAAGTTGCTGGCCGTAACCCTGTTGACCTAAACTAGCTAATTGTTGCGCCGCGCCAAGTTGCTGCCCATAACCTTGCTGACCGAGCGCAGCCAATTGCTGACCAGCCTGCTGAATTGCAGCCCGATTTGCTTGAGCAGCACCAAGCCCAATGCCTTGCTGTTGCTGGGCGGTTTGAAGTGCTTGTTGATAACCCTGCTGATAAAGCGGGGCTATAACTTGACCGGCGGTAAGCGCTTGCTGGCCGCGCAATGTTTGACGTTGCAATCCAGAGCGGTCACCACCAAAAGCACCAGCGCGAATAGCTTCAGCCTGCTGCTGCGCCTGCTGTTGACCAAATTGCTGGCCCAATGCTGCCTGCGTAGCCCCGACAACACCCCCAATATACGGATTCATATACCGGCCAGTTTGCAATCTACCGGGGTCAATGCCCTGCGCCCCAGCAAGCGCAGCCATAGTTGCGGCCTCTTGATACGGCTGTGCGCCAGAAACAGCTTGCTGGACGCCTCGTGTAGCAGCTTGTTGATAGGGTTGTGCGCCAGCAACAGCTTGTTGAGTTCCTTGTGTAGCCGCTTGCAAGTATGGCTCTGCACCAGCTACAGCTTGCTGAGTACCTTGTGTGGCAGCTTGCAAGTATGGCTCTGCACCAGCAACAGCTTGTTGAGTTCCTTGTGTAGCCGCTTGCAAGTATGGCTCTGCACCAGCTACAGCTTGCTGAGTACCTTGCGTAGCAGCTTGATAGTAGGGCGCAGCAGCCCCCTGAGCTTGCCCATAATACTGGCCAGCCGTACCAGCATACCCACTCCCAGTTTGTTGCGCCCCTGCTAAATTTTGAATAGAGGCATTAAGATAATCTGCCCCCTGCTGTTGGGCTTGATTCAACTGGTTCGTAGCTGCATTGTAATAGGGCTGCGCTTGCCCAGCGGCGGCGTTTGTAGCGTTAATGCCAGCGTATTGCGTGGGCGTTAAGGGGGCAACAAATTCACCGCCATAGGCTTGAAAAGGCTGCTGGGCAACTGATTCAGCCCTAGCATTGACAGCATTGTACCGCGCCAAAACTTCCGGCGGGATAGATACTGACTGTGTGGTGGTACCACCTTTTCCGCCTCCACCCATACCGTCTACTCCGCAGCCGCCTTAAATACGCCAGTGCGCGCATTATATAGGAAAAACGCGCCACTTGGCTTCCCAAACTGACGCTCATACAGACGGACTTTAGCTTCCGTCCGGTGGTTCGATAAGACCCCAATCATCAACGGAATTCCCAAAGTGTCAGCAGTTTTTTTGGAAAATTCACACAGGCGACGGGCTCTACCCCCTTTTGCACTACGGTAGTCTGGATGAATGAAAATAGCGCGTTCTTCCAGAACATTGGCGTCAGAATACCACATCGGACCCACCCTGAGAAGGATAGCACCTTCAAGTTCCCCGCCGCCGTCTTGAATAATTCCAACAAGACCATGGTCAAGATTAAGAGCTGGCCAGATCTCGGCTAGAAGTTTTTGAGGATTTGGATCCACAAATCCATTTTCTTCACAAGCCTGGAGCGCCAAGTCCATCATGGGATGAACATCTTCCGGCGTTCCAATTCTTACCCCAAAGTCTTCAGACATGAACTAACCCCCTAGTTCTTCTTTGGCGGCGCAAGGCCCTTGAGTGTCTTTACAGTCTTGGCCCGCATTTTAAGGACGAAGTCATCAAGTTCCTTGTGGCCGACATCCATATTGCCCCCGCCAACATTGGTGACCACATCAGGAGGAATAACATATTCCCCGCCAGCGGCAACAATCGGAACATGATCACCCGCCATGCCACCGTCAGCAAATGCCTTGGGCAGACCGCCGTACATCTTCGTAATGTCGTTCATAATCTTGAAGCCAGCCATGGTGTTCCCTTCGCCCATAGCCGAGATTATGTCTGCTGGAATTACGTAGGATCCTGACGGCACATGCATGGGCAAATGATCTGTGCGGCCAGCAACGGCGCTATGGATTGGGCCAACGTGGGGCTTGATGCCACCCGTCTTTGGCGCGGTGACAGATTTTGTCATGGTCCCACCAGCCGCCCGCTTCTTGCGAGACTCGCTAAGAGCTATGGCAATAGCCTGCTTTTGCGGGCGACCCGTACCCATCAATTCCTTGATGTTGGAGCTTACAACTTTCTGGGATGAACCTTTTGCTAGTGGCATGGCTTACCCCGCCGAATAGGTGACATTGATGGACTGGCCTGTTCCTGGGACAATGACCAAGCCATTCGTAAAAACTTGCCCCGCTGGGTATATGCCAACGGTCGCTGGTGTTGAGCATAAAGCATTAGCCGCTGCCGCAGATCCAGTGGCATTTGCGTTATTGATCGTGCCCGCAGCGGATCCGGCCACAAGAACTGCAAAGTTAACTAAATAGCCAGAGCCAGTAATTACGAGGGTTGCGGCTGTTGCGGTCGCGGATGTCTGTGTCCCTTGGCCGCGTTGAGTGGTTCGGGCGACGTTGTTTATGGCAACGACGCCGTTTTTTTGGGCGGTAAGAATATCATCAAGCGATGCAGGCATCAGAACCGTCCATCAGGTTGAATGCGATAGCGGATGTTGCCAAGCCTCCACCATGATCCAATGTCGTTGCTCTCAATTTTGATCGAGACCAAACGGCCACGGAATCGCGGGGTGATATAGGTTGTCGCCTGCGTCAATGTGTAGGGACCATAGGCAATCGGCGTCTGTCCAGCGTAGTCAGTCACATAGAAGGTCAGCAGGATATTTGCGCCCTGCGTTCCACCAAAGTAGCCCCATTTCATGTCAGGCCAAACTTGATCAATGAACATCTTTACATCTGCTTCGTTCAGCACAAAGTAGCCAGTTTGGAAGTAACTGTTCATTGCTACGCCATCAGCATCGGGCGATGTCTCATGCTGATAAAGGTACTGGTTCAATCCTGCACCAATTGGTGCACCTAGAACTGACTGATTGATCCAAGCAGACCGCGCCACATAAGGATTAGCAGTCGAGTTGAACCCATAGTCCCACTGGTCTAAAATGATGTTGTATTTGACGTAGCCGTAGTTTTCGCCGCCATTTCCCGTGGTAGGAAAATGCCAAGCAATCTCACCAAAACGGGAATTGGGGCAAATGCGGATTCTATCAAGATTTGTTGTATCCAGATCTTGGAAAACCACATCCCAGACCGGGCACCGGATTGGCTCAACGCCACCCCCGGCAAGCCGGTAAAACTGGCTCTGGCCCATCCAGTAAACGACGCCATTCATTGATCCAGCAGCCTTGCGGCCTATTAAGCCGCAGCCCGTGCCAAGCTCATTGAATTGGTAAACATAGGGGGGTCCAACATATTGCATGGCCCAGACAGCAAGATCGGTCCATATCAAGCCTTGTTGTGGCCCTTGAATGCACTGAACTATCGTTGATCCTTTTGGAATTCGATAGCTGCCAGCTTGATTTGTGATACTGGCGGTCCATTCATCATAGTTCTCAACATCACACCAACGGATCAAAAGAGGGTCAACGATTCCCGTAAATGTCGATCCCCATGCAATAATCTGGCGTTGCGGCATGGCTACAAATGCGCCCTGATTGACTGGGGGTGCCGCCACAATGATATTAGCGACTGCGGTCCCTAAAGTTGGATCCCATTGATAAATTGGGCCACCAAGCGGATTGGCAATAAGGACTGACCCCCAATTGTCCAAAGTCCAGTCCGTCGCGTTGATGGGCACACCCCTGTATTGCGCAGGGACATAGCCACCATATCCATAAAAACCATATCCAGAAGACCCATATCCAAGGCCCGGAGGCGAAGGGCCAACGCCGTTATAATAAACAAAATGGACCTGTCCGCCGTTTTCGGAAACCGTTGCCGTTGATGTCGCCGTAACGCTGCCTGCTATAGTAAAACTATTGGCGCTGGTAACTGTTAAAACGGTGTAATTACCGTAAATCGTAATTCCGCCAACGGATGTAGCAACAAGCGCAGTAAATGTGTCGCCAGCTAGGTATCCGTGATTATTTAAAGCGACGCTAACAACACTTGTTCCGCTGGCTGCGGTATACACAGGCACTGCGCCGCCATTGGCGACTGTTGATGTAGCCAAATCAGCAGCATAGATTGTGTATTGATTTGCATTCAGGGTTGGGTTGCTGACGGCATATTGCCCAAAGAGAACGATGCCGCCAACGCTGACTTGCGTTTGAATATCAACGACATAGTAGCTACTCGTGTTACGACCCGTGTCCACAATAACCACGGCGTTGCTACCAGAAGTTGTGCTAAAATTGACCGCAACATTGACGATAGTTTTTTCCGGCGTGATGTCTTGGCTACCGCCAGAAATGATGATGCCAAGGGAATTGCCCCCGCCAGTGATTAATCCACCGGAAACATAGGCCGCAGTCGTAGAACTGGCGTATGAAATGCTGGTCGATGTCGCAGCAGTGATTGTGTAGGTGCCGTTATAGCCACTAGGGTTTACGCCGCTGACGGTAACGCTCTTGCCAACGATGAAGTTGAACGATCCCGTAAACGTCAGGGTTGCAGTTGTTCCGGTGCCACTCGCGCCTGTAACCGTGATTGGAGCTATACCATCCGCGCCAACACCTAAGTACGAGTTGGCATTGGTGTCTTCCCAAGCCAACAGAGCGCGAACAGTCGAACCAATTCTGCCAGCGTAAAATTTGGTCCAACCGCCTAACTTTTGCACTAACCCGCCAAGAGTCCGGTCAGGGATAAATCTGACAAGCTGGCTTTCTGAAATTGCGGCCTCATTGAGAGCAGGCGTCTTGTTCTGATCGACGCCGGGCATGAGTTTCAAGGAGCTGTGCGGCATGGCTTATCCCCTCGTCGGGGTGGCGGCGGTCGAAGGCGACTGCGAAGACCAAGCAGCAGCCTCAAACTTCTTACGATTTTCTTCCATCATGGCCGACTTGAGGAGCGCCTGATACTGGCTCTCGTAGGTCACAGCCATCTGCGGGTCATCATTAGCGCGACCAAAATTGCGCTGATATGCGCTAATGTAGATCATGCTCGCCATGATGAAAACATCAGGCAGATAAAGGCTGATGAACGTTGAGGTATTTGTCCCGGACAGGCTTTCTGGACGATACGTTCCAACGATTTCACAAGTGTAGTTGGCATCAGGATACGGCCCAACGAGGAACGTGTAGTCATCGAAGGGCACAAAGTACTGAGGAACGCCACGGTTGGCCGTAGCACCGGAGCCATACACGGCATCTAAAAACTCTTTAGTGGTCGGCAGCAGCGGCACACGGGTAGCTGTATCCGGGTTTGACGAACCACTTGGCGTCAGGACGTTAATCTGTTCTGGGACGACAAACACCCCAGCGGGGACAGCGATGATACGGTTTCCGGCAGTAAGCCCATAAGCGGTGGTGGAGATGGACGTAAAGAGGAAGTCAAGATCACGGTACATCCGGTTCTCGGCGTAAGTGATCATCTGTGGCAAGATCGTGACGAACGCAGGATCAGTCTCCGCCACGACGGCCATCGTGGCGATTTGAGTGACGTACTGCGAATATGTGAGGCCTGTGGTCATGACTAACCCCGTGATCCGCCCTTTATATCATTCCCGCGCCCATTACGCCATGCTTGACGCCTTTGCCCTCACGTCCTTGACCCGAATGGTCCAGCCCTTGCCGAAGGTGTCAAAGGTATTTAGGCCCTTTAGGAAGTCCATCCGCATATCGCAGATTTTACTCACGGTGTCCTCGGCATCGCACTTCTTGATCGCCTCCAAAGAGCGTGGTCCAATGACTCCGTCTTCTGCCACATCGGCTATACGTTGTAGATACTTTGCCGCCCGGCCTGTGCCAGAGTTTACGGCCAGATCATAGGCAGCGTAGTCCACACCTGACGGAAGATCATCGCCCTTGATCTTGTCCCAGTACATCGCCTTGTAAAAGGGCTTCACCTTTTCAGGCGTCAAGGCGCGCATATCGGATTCCGTGGCAGTCCGCACAAGCCATGCTTCCCATGCAGCCTTCGTAACGCCCAAGTTAGTCATGCCTCCAGGATCTTTTGGATGGTTTACAAAACCACCTTCGTGCTTCAAGACCATTGCAAAGCAGTTGTCCCAATTCTCTTTCATGTCATTTGTCCTTTGACGTGAGGGCGTCAGTTTTGGCTTTCGACCCAGCGCTAGAGCCGTAATAGAACTGAACAACGCCAGTCCATGAGGTGCTGAGTGAACCAAGCATCATTAAGAGGACTTCGGTGCCTGTCTGCGGGATGCCAAACACCATGATCCAGATTAGCGCCCCAAAGAACCCGAACGTGATGAAAAAGGCAAGAGCCTTTGGGGTCCAGTCCTTGGTGTCACGCTGCATCTGCCGGGCGCTGTCACGATCCCCCGCCGCAATGCGCTCAAGGTCGATGTCAAGCGACTTCATCTGCACCTTAAAGTCGGCGTCGATCTTCTTGATGGCGGCAAGCTGATCAGGCGTGGCGGTCGCCATAGCCTCTGAGATCTGCTCCTCTGTGCCGTCTTCGTGACCAAAGAGCGCGCTGGACAAGGTTTTGACGGCAACGCCAGCCAGCGGACCACCAAGAGCCGTGGCGATGGTGGGGGCCACCTGACCGAGCAAGGGGCCAAATTTAGCAAGGAGATCCATTTATTTACCCTTTTCAAGGAGAGTGATGCGTTTATCAAGAGCGGAGATCATCTGAGCTGTGTCAAACCGAATGGCCGCTCTGGCGGCGGCAGCATCCGCAACCATGTCCATGCGGCTCTTCTCAATAGCTGCCATTGAGCGTTCGCGGTCGAGTGTCATGGCGG